CCGATCGCCATCGGCACGCTGGCCAACCTGCCCGTCATCTATGACGAGCTGCGCGACAAGGACCCTGAATACATCCGGCGGATGGTCGTCATGTTCACCGAGGGCCGTGACCGCATGCGCGGCATGGTGGACGGCACCATCCGGCACACCAAGGCCAACTGGCAGACCATCATGCTCTCGGCCGCCAACAACTCCCTGATCGACCAGCTGCAGGGCGACGGGGTCGACGCGCCGGCGTTCCGGGTGCTGGAGATGTCGTCCACGCTGTCGAACCGGATCGACAAGAGCAAGGGCGATCGGCTGAAGAGGATCCTCAATGAAAATGCCGGACACGCTGGTGATGCTTACTTGCGCTATCTGCTTCATCCTCCAGTTCTGGAGTTTGCACGTCGATCTCTCGAACAATGGACCCAGGAGATCTGGGACATTACTCGGCTTGATAGTGCTCACAGGTTTAGGGTTCGCGCTGTTGGCGCTATTGCAGTCGCTGCTGCCCTGGTGAACAAGCTCGACCTGCTTCACTTCCAGACCGATCGCATCCTGGCCTGGCTGCTGAAGGAGCTGGGCAATGGCAGAAACGTCGGCACGGTGTCGGCCGGCGTCCCCGGCGAGCAGGCCATCAACGCGCTGGGCGAGTTCATCAATGAGCACATCGGCGAGATGCTGGTGGTCAAGGACATGTGGCGCCCGCGCAAGGAGCGCCAGCACCCGATCGTGCGGCCCCAGCACCGCATCGCCATGCGCTTCGAGATCGAGCCGCAGCGGGTGTTCATCTCCGAGAGCGTGTTCCGCGACTGGATGATCAAGAAGCAGATGTCGCCGCGCTCGGTGATCGAGCAGCTGGCCAAGTCGATGGTGATCACCAACCCGCGCCGCGGCATCACGCTGTCGGCGGGCACCGACATCCCCGGCGCGCAGGTCATGTGCGTCGAGATCAACGCGGCCCATCCCGTGATGTCGGGGCTGGTGGCGTCGGTCACAGAGCTTCGTGATCAAGCACAGTCGGGAGTCGCTTAGCGGTCTCATTCACAAGGGCCAGCAATGCAGGCAATCGGTCCAAGCTTTGCCGGCGAAGCCGCGTCTCGTCCACCTTCGCCTGGGTCGACAGAACCGTCGTGATCACCGACGTCTTCGCCCGGATCTTGGGGCCGAACGACTCCTGGGTCTCGTCCATGGGCATGTCGAGGATGCCCTCGGCGTGCTCGAGGGCCTTGTTCGTCACGCGCTCAAGCGCTGTGGAGGCGTCGAGTACTCCATCCCGGAGGCGTAGCCCTTCGCCTGCAGCTCGGGCAGCTGCTTCCTCAGCCGTCGTCCGATATCCGTTCGGTACATCGGGGAGTTGGGCATCTGCAATTTGCCTAATCGGCGGTAGACGGTGTCCGTCGCTGACTTCACGTCCGGCCCGGTCCCGCTCATCACCAGCACGTAGTCGCCCGCGGTCACCATCATCGGGACGTCCACGAACTTGCCCTGGATCTTTCGCGGCGCCATGCCCATCATCATCTCGCAGGGGTGGACGTGCCGCCACGTCTCCGGATCGACGCCGTAGACTGGCACCCCTGTCACTTCCTTCCGCGTCACGTGCGAGTAGGGATAGTCGGGTATGGAGACGACGACGCCAGCCGCCACTTCGTTCATCGTCCAGTTGCGGGGGTCCTTGCCGGTCCATAGGTCCATCAGCCATTGCGCGTGATCGCCCTCGTGGAGGGCCATCTGGATATTGAAGGTGGGCCACCCCGGGCGCATGGTGAACTCCAGGGGCCACGGGGTGCCCGTCTCGTCGATGATGCAGTTGACGTCGATGTAACCTACATAGCCCACCTCCTGTAATGCGGACTCCAGAGGCTGGAGCACCTTGCGTGCCAGCTTGGAGGAGCGAACGTAGCGCACGATTGTGCCTTGCTCGCCTGTTGCCACACCCATATCATCATTCATCAGCTTCTTGAACTCCCAATTCTCGCACCAGCCCGCGGAGAAACCATGTGGACCGAACCAGGCGCCGACCGCCATCTCGACCCCGCCGATGAACTCCTGGAGGCAGAATGGGCCCGGCAGCTTCTGCAGCTTCTTCCAGCGTTGCAGCATGTAGATCATGTCCTCGGGCGTCTTCGAGCAATAGGACAGCGCCTTGTCGTTGTGCGACCCATCAATTACCTTCGATACAAACCGTCGGTCCTCTTTCTTGACATAAGCAATCGCGTCGTCGTAGTTCCGGAACTCCTTATAGTTGGGCACTGCGATCCCGGCCTTCTTGAAGACTGCCATCCCCTTGGAACGGTCGATCTCCCAGGCAGCTGACTCGCAGGTGGCGCCGATCACCTTGACGCCCTGCGCGCGGAGCCGGTCCATGTCGGCGGTGTAGAGCGTGTTGTCGGTCATGAAGATCAGGTCGGCCCAGCGCACCCACTTGCCATAGTCGTAGGTAACCTCGACCAGCCCCTTGCCGATGTTCTTGGTTTTCTCGGACAGCCGGATGCCGAGCCGCACCTCGTGGCCGTCGCGCATGCAGCGCATGGCGAAGTCTAGGCCGTTACCTTGTGGGTCGACGATGAGGAGGCGCACTTCGGACACCCATGGGGTTTGATGCCTGACGTCGGCAGCGGCGACGTCGGCTGGGTCGAGGGGATGTACCACCCCCGGTCGCGCAGTGCCTGCAGGAAGTCGAGCGGGTGGCGCGCGTTCAGGGTGGCGTCGTTGGTGACGGTCTGCCCGCAGCCCGGGCAGGTGATGGACATGGCGATGAACCCGGGCTCGCCGTTGGCGCTCATGGTGCCACCCGTGGCAGGCTGGAGATCGCGGCGTTCGGGTTGCTCGCCAGCGGCACCTGGCTAACCGGCGTCACAGAGGGCGGCGATGATGCGGCCAAAGGGACGTTCGAGACCTTGTTCAGCGCGGCCTCGGCCGCCGCGATCGCCTTGGCCTGGTCCTGGAAATACTCGGCCCAGCGCTGCGCGATGTCGCCACCACGCTGCTTCAGCTTCGCCTTGGCGTCGTTCAACGCGCCGAACTGCGCGTTAAGATCGGCGAGGATGCTGTTGACATCGCTGCCGAACTCATCAATGGCCCCCATTTCAGTCCTCTCCATAAAGCCGCTGCTGCTTGCGATCGTAGCTCTCTTTCCGCTTCCACTTGCCCTCGCGGATCTTCTTCATCATCTGGTCGAAACCCTCGGGGTCCGTCAAGTACCGCGGCGCCGGCCGCACGCCCAGCATGTTCTCGACCCGGCCGAGATTGGAGCCCTGCTTGCGTCCCTGCTCGAGCCCGCGAACGCTGATCGGCCCGAGGCTCTCGGCGGCATAATTCCAGAATGCGGTCAGCCACTGCGGTACGCTGGGGTCCGGCGGAAAGATCGGATCGCCGCGCCAGTCCTGGTTGGTGGCGAGCTGGCCGACCATCTGCGGCGCGGTGGCGGCCTTGTTGGTCATCTCCTCGACCGGATGCTCGTAGAAACCGAACACATCCTTCATGTAGCCGGGCATGATCAGCCGCTCGGGCTTGCCGGTCGCGGCATCCGTCCCGCCGGTGCGCGGCGCCATCAGGTCCTGGATATCCTGTGGTGGCTGCCCGGTCTTGATCGCCTGATAGACCGCCGCCAGCGTGCCATAGACGACCGACAGCGCGATCGCGTAGTCCATCTTCTGGGTCCAGCGCTTGTCGTTCGGACCGATGCCCTGCAGCCGTTTGAACAGCGCCCGCGCCACGTCGCGCACCGCGCCGCCGAGCTCCCGGCCGCTTCCGACCGTCCAGGACCAGGAGCGCAGGCCGAGCGTGCCGACCTGCTTGATCACCTTGTTCATGAAGATGTTGTCCTGCACCATCTCGCCGAACCGGTTGTCGATGGAGTCCCAGACCTGTCGTGCGGCGGATACCTGTTCCTCGCGCGTGGCTTGCGGGTGTTCCTCCATCCACGCCGACATGTTCTCGTAGAACGCGCCGGCCTTGATCTTGGGGATGTAGGCCTGAAAGATCGGCTGTGCGACGGTGTCCATGATGCGGCCGATATGGCGGAACGCGACCTTGGCAGGGCCCATCAGCGAGCCGCGCGCCTCGGCAGCGTCGGCCGCGAGCTGGCCGCGCAGCGCGCCGCGTTTGAACGCGGTCCAGTAGGAGCCCGTCTTGGAGAACTCATAGTCGGGCGAGTAGTGCCCCGCCTTGGCACGCCCGCCTGCGGCGGTGAGCAGGTCGGTCACCTCCTGCATGTGCCGGGTGCCCGGCTGCAGCCCGAGATAGATGTCCTGGATCTTTTTGCCCTTGATGGCGTAGCTGATGGGCGCTGCCGGCGCCTCGGCCAGCGACTTCGCCGCGGCGCCAAGCCTGCCCGCGCGCGCGTAGCCGACGGCGTTAGCGACGCTGTTGACCATACTCTCCTGCGCCATCGTCAGGGTGTGGTAGCCGGACAGCCCGAGCTCCAGCCCGGTGATGCTGTTGGACGCCCGCCGCGCGGCCTCGTAGGCATCGCCCAGCGCGGGGTCGATGTCGTGAAAGCCACGGCTGATCCAGTTGTTGTAGACGCGAGCGAAACCCTCGGGCGCGTAGGCCTGCCCACCGCTGGCGTTGGTCGAGCCACGGCCCTCCAGCTTCATGTAGCCAGGTGGGACCTTAAAACTGTCAGGGTGGCCGCTGGCCCCCATCACCTGCGGGCGGATGTAGCGCACCGTACCGGCGTTCTTGGCGGTCTCCAGCACGTCGGTGGCGGCGATGAAGCGGTCCATGGAGGTGACATAGCGCATGGTGGCCTCGAGCGGGTTGGTGGTGACCGGCTCCAGGCCGCGGGCGATGCCGTCGGCGATCGTCGGGACGGAGCGCTCCTTGAGGCTGGCGCCGGAGCCCTGCCGCGACATACCGCCATGCGTCTGCGCGACCTGCTGCGCCTTGCCGGGGTCCTTCCAGAAATGCGGGAAGTAGTCCTCGATGAACCCCTGCTGGACATGCGGTGGCAGGGCTTGCAGCTTGCGCATGCGTTGCTCGAACGCCGTGCGCATGGTGTCGGCGAGGTCCTGCAACGCGGGATCGCGCATCTGGGTGCCGGCATAGCGGCTGGAGCGGCCCTCCACGTAGCTCAGGAAGTCGAGCCGGTCCTGCACCGGCATCGCTGAGACCTTCCGATAGGCAGGCTCCAGCGCGGCCGCGGTGGTCTCGGTGTCGCGCGCAGCCTTGCCACTCGCCTCGCGGATGATGCTGACCGCGTTCTTTGCGTTCGCGTCGACGGTCTCCGGGCTGAAGATCTTTTCGAGCACGCCAGCGGCGTTGCGCGCGGCTTGGAGAGCTGTTACAGGCCCTGCACCGGCTGGTGGAGCAGGGCCTGCTCCTGGCGTACCCGCCGTCGGTGGGACGGGGGGAGCGGCACCCCCGCCTGCACCGCTACCCCCTGCGGGAGGCGCGCCGCCGGGAGGCGCACCGCCGGGAGCCGCACCGTCACCTGCGGGTTTCGGGTCATAAAACGGGTAGATATTTTTCTTGTTCAACGACGCGTAGTAGTCCCCCTCCCTGCCCGCATTCGTAAATTTAACGGTGTCGTAGCCACCGGCGCGTGTTACTGCCGCAGGCCCGCGCCCGGCGGCGCCCTTCATGAACTGGCCGCCCGAGCCAATGGTGAGCATCGCTGCTTCCATCGGCACGCTCGGGTCGTACTTGCCGGTCTTGAGCGACTCCTCGGAGCTCTCGATCGCACGCTTGGGGAGCGACAGCGCGCTCTCGACCATGCGCCCGGGCTCCTGCTTCACAGCCTCCCACAGGCGTCCGCGCCCTTCGGAGGTGGTGAACAACTCCCACGGACCCATCGGCTTGCGTTCAGGCGTAGGCGCAGCAGGCGCGAACTTCTTCCATGGTCCTTCGGCCGGCGCGGCAGACGCCGGCAGCTGCTGGAAGTCTTCCCCGGGACCGGCCATGTCACGCGCCTACCTTCTCCCAGCTCTCGGGCTTCGACGGATCGCCACCCTTGAACCGGAAGCCATCGATCACGGCGCCGGGCTGCGGCGGGGCCGGCGGCCCACCTGCGGGGGCTGGACCTGCAGGAGTGGCCGCTCCCGCCGCAGCCGGCGCCGGAGGGGAAGCAGCAGCCTGTTTCAGGCGTTGGACCGACTCATTGTAGTCCATGTCCGCCTGATCAAGAAGGGTCTTTCGTTCCTTGACACTCATGGTGTTGGCCGACGATGCCGCGGCGATCTTGGTGCGCACGTGCTTGTCCTGCGCGTCGATGATGGCACGAGCTTGCGCCAGCCCTTGCTTGCCCTGCGACTCCTGCACACGCTGCATCGCCTGCTGCTTCTGTTGCTCGAGCCGCTGATAGGTGGTGTCCGCACGGAGCTCCAGTGCGCTCTCCAGCCGCGTCTCGCGAGTGTCGAACTGGCTCTGCTGCTGATCCAGGCGCTGCTGACCGAGCTTCTCGCGGCCGACACGTGCAAGGTCCTGTTCGGTCAGGCGCTGCTCACCCTGTTCCCGACGCGTGCCATACTCGCGCTCGCGCAGGTCCAGCGACGCGCCGGCACGCTGGTTGCGCCCGGCCTCCAGATACTCGGTCAACGCCTTCTTGTCTGCGGCACCGAGCTGCGCGATCTCCTTCCGCGTCTGTGCCGAGAGCTGCGCTAGTTTTTCCCGGCTGTCGATGCTTTCGGTGGCGATGCCCTTGCGGGTGTCAAGCGTGTCCGCCGAACGTTGCATGCGCCCAGCCTCGGCCTGCTGCGCGATCTCGCGCTTGGCACTATCAGACAGCTTGGCGATCGCCATCCGAGTCTCAGAAGACATCTCGGCGCGCTGGTTGCGCCCGGCCTCGGCCTGCCCTGCCACGCGCTCGCGGCTCTCGATGCCCTGGCGCTGCACTTCCTGCCGGCCGCCTGCGATGGTCTCCCTGCTCTGACGATTGGCCGCATCCATCTGCTCCTTGGAGATCAGCCCGGCCTCATGCGCCTCACGTCGCTCGTCCACCGTCATCTTGGCGATGGTCTCCCGGCTCACCATGCCTTTGGCAGCCGTGTCCGCACGCTGGTCGACAGCATATCGCCGGTCACTGCTCGCTTCGTCCGCGCGCTGGTTGCGACCGGCTTCCAGCATCATGACCTGTCGCTCGCGCTCCTGCAGCGCCTGTTCGCGGATCTGCAGCGAGACCTGCTTCCACTCCTGCTGTGATTGTGCGTTCATCATCGGCAGGAACTGGTTGACGGCCTCGGCCAGCACGTCGGGCTTGATGTTGGGGTTGGCCTGCTGCACCGCCTGCACCAGCTGGCGCCAGTCGAGCTGACGCCCCTGCTGCCCCGCGCCGGGCCCACCCATCTGCGGCATCCCAGGCTGCTGCATGCCGGGTGGTCCACCCTGCGCCGGCGCGCCGCCGGGCACCATGCCTGGACGCTGCATCGGAGGTGGCGCGGGCGGGCCTCCCGGAGGAGCTCCGGGCATGCCCCCAGGCGGCATCGCGGGCCTGGGGGGCATGCCCGGTCCCGGGCCAGCTGGACCACCGCCCGGGGATGGGGGTGGCTGCATGGGCTGTGAGGGCTGCCCGGGGGGCATCCCGGGTGGAGGACCGCCCTGCTGGCCCATGCCACCTTGACCGCCAGCCGCCATCAGCTGCAGCGCGTTGCCCATCGCCGATTTGGCGAGCTGCTGGCGCTGCAGGTCGTCGAGCTGGAACTCGCTGATCTCGCCCTGCTTGTAACCGGGATAGACGTTCGCGAGGCCCGCCAGCGCGCTGCCGAGACCGCCCATGCCTGCCATCGTGATCCCCTATGCCGTCGGGCCATAATACGCGCTGCCAGCCACGCCGGGGTTGGACTGTCCCCATGTGTTGGTGGCGAAGCTGCCGCCGCTGGATCCACCGCCAAACATGCCAGCGAACGGCGAGCTCGAGCCGAAGCCCTTGCCGAGACCTGCGATCGACTGCCCGAGCTGGTTGCCCATCGTCTGGCTCTGCTGAAAACCCATGTTGGCCTGGTTGAGGCCGACCTGCGCGGTCTGGTTGTTGACACCCTGCTGACCCGTGGCGCCCTGCAGGTACTGCAGATAGTCCTGGATCTGGGTCTGCGGGGTTTGGGATGCCATCAGGCCGTACTGGCCTGCCTGGCCAAGCAGCCCGAGCTGGTTGCCGGTGATGCCCTGCGAGGTCTGGTACGGCAGCCCGCCAGCCATTTGCATCATGCCAATTCCAGCCCCCGCGTTCCCCGCCGCGTTACTAATAACGCTTCCAGCACCCTGTGCGCCCTGGACCGCGCGCCCCAGTTGCTGGTTCTCCCAGTTGGTGTTGAAATTCTGGTTCGACTGGTCCGCGACTCCCTGGCCGTAGGGCGTCTGCGCCACCCCGCTCTGTCCAAGCATGGCGAGTGTCTGCTGCTGGTTCTGGTTCTGCTGCTGGGCATAGAGCGCGTTCTGGGGGTCAAAGCCCATCTGAATGAGAGCTTGTGCGGTCGGCAATTCGCTCATGGCGGTGCCAGTTATCGCTTGCCCAGTTTGCATGCCGGTCGCACCGGTTTGCAAGGCATTCGACATGTACTGAGACGCGTAGGGGTCGTTCACGCCCTGCTGGGCGATCTGCTGGTACTGCGGGAGCAGCTGCGCCGGCACGTTGTAGTTCGCGAGCGAGCCGATGTTGCCGTAGGCGCCCTGGTCCGCGCCGGCCGTGTTGGAGTAGTTGTTCTGCATCTGCGGCATCTGCACGTTCGACGCGGGCGAGCCGCCGAACAGGCCAGCGAGAGCGCTGCCGCCCGAAATCAGTGGACCCGCAATTGAAAGAAGACCACCGAATGGCATCTGATCCCCCTGGTCACAGCTTCAAAATTTTACGGAAGACCGTATCAGTTGCATGATAGCCTCTCCGCGCGAATAACCCGTGCTGGGCCGTGACTTTCTCCGTGGCCTCAACCACGCTGACACCTGCTTCGCGGAGAAAATTTTCCACGCTGTCCATCATGGCTCCGCCTACCCCACCGCCACGCCATTCCGGATAAAGCCAGTACCATGTAAGCAGCGCCCACCCCAGCCCGCTGTGATCGATGTGCGGGTGAACGGCCGCGAATACGTAGCCCACCATCATGCCGGACGCGACGCGCGCGGTAACGATCTGAAGAACCCCCACCAAATCGTATTGGAGATAACGATCCAGGTCGAGCGCAAACGGGGCTTCGATATGGTCAACGCCGTTCTCCTCCCAGTTTTTGCGCAGCAGTGGAAGGATCTCTCGAAGTATAGGTGCCAATCGCTCACGCCGGAAGGTCACCCCGTCGTGTTCACCGAGCGGTGCGTCAGGCGCAGCGGGGACCGAGAGTAGTCTCGTCGTGCTGAGTTTCTGATCGCGTCGCTTCGCTGTTGACACTCGTCTTGCCCAGTTTACGGCTGGAATCCTGCGTCGCCGGTGAACGGTTCTTGAGACCCTTCAACAGGTTCCCGTCGCTCGCGACGGTCGATCCCTTCGCCATGGTCTTCCTCCTCGTGGGGTGGGGTGTATTCCTTGATCATGCCGATCAGCTGCGTCACCACGTTGTGGAGCGCGCCGATGCGATCGCTGACGTCGTGCGTCGGGGTCGCCAGCGTCTTCTGCAAGGCGGTCAGGCGGGTGTGCGGATGCGCCAGCCTGCGGCCCTCGCGCTGCTGCGCGGCGACACGCGCTTCCTCGGCGCGCTGTTCATCCGCAGACGGCCCCTCCTGACGATTGGCTGCGTCCATCTGCTCCTGCGCCGCGGCGCCCGGCTCCTGGTCGGCGAAGGCCTGCTGCGGCTGGACGTGGAAGGTGGGTTCTTCGGTCAAAGGCATGGAGGGCTCCTATTGGATGCACTGAAACGCGACGCTGAGCGTGACGGAGCCCGTGCTGGTCGCCGTGGCGTTCGTCAGCTGAATGGTCAACGTATTCGCTGTCGCCACGATCGACGACACCGCAGGGCCCGCGCCGGCCGTCGGGTTGTTGACGATGGTGCCCATGCAGACCGAGGCGGTAGTGATGCCGGGATCGGTGATCGAGACCGAGAGGTTCGCGTTGCCGGCGACGGTCGCGGCGGTGAACGACGCGATACCGCGCTGGACAAAAGAGGAAAAGACGAGCGGGCCGGGCGACGCCACCGAGCCACTGGAGTAGGTGCCGAGCGATACTGCCGCGTTCGGCTGCGCCGCATATCCGCCCAGGCCCGTCGCATTGCCGTTGAGCTGGTTGATCAGCGCGTTGAGCGTGCCGACGATCTGCGACGGCTCGCTGTACTGCGAGGTGGCCGGCAGGGGCGGGA